ACGGACAAGAGTCCAGCGGGCTGTGAGGGCGTGCAAAGGCCAATCGCGGAAGGCGCTTGGTGCCGCAGATTTGAGAGAGGAAATATGAAGAGCCACAAGTTTAGCCACACCGTCATTGAACACCACAAGGACGGCTCGCACACTGTTCACCACATTCACGAGAAGCATGGCCACGTTCACGCAGTTCCAGAACGCGACGGCGACGTGAAGGGCGGCGCAGGCGACCATGACCAGATGATGGACCACATCATGGACCACACCTCTCAGCCGAACCCTGGCGAAGGCAAGGACGAGAGTAACCAGCCGTTGGCAGCAGCGCAAGCCGCAGCCCCGGCAGCGGCAGCACCAGCCGTAGGAGCCTAACATGGCAGCCAAGCACGATTCCTTCTATCGCTCGATGCACCACCTTCGTAAGGGTGGACTGCACGATGCACTGCACATTCCGCAGGACCAGAAGATTCCTGCAGACCGCTTGGCGGCAGCCAAGAACTCTCCCAACTCTCATGTTAAGAAAATGGCTATAATGGCCGATAACATGAAGCATTGGGGATGATGACTCTCGCGGGCATCCGAAAGGTCATACGCGAAATCCACAGCGAACCCGGCCCGAACGGCACCCTGTCGTGGGGTCGTATCGCTGCGACTGCGTCGTTGGTAGCCGCAATCGTGTGGGTCTCCCACTTGGTGTTTCGTAGTGGCACGCTCCCGTCACTCGACGGCATCAGCGGTTTCGTGGTTGCCCCGTACGCGGCCAACCGCGTAGCGACGGCAGTCCAGTCATTCAGTCAGAACCCAGTAGCACCAGCAGCGCCAGCGCCCGTCCCGCCGCCTCCACAAGTTTAGAAGTAAACGCCGAACAGAGGGTCCCACAAGGAACGGCAGTTTGAACGGTTGTGCTCTGAACGGAGCCGTTCGGAGAACACACGTGCGCCTGATTCGTATTAGTGTACTCGCGGTAGCATTGTGCTTTGCAACCATCGCGTATGGTAAGCAAACACAGCCCACAGTTCAAGAGACTGTGTCGAAGGCAACTGTCGCTCTTTATGCCGGAAAACAAGTTTGCCAGTGGAACCAAGACGCCGTAGGATTTTTCGGAGAGCCAGAGTGGGCGTGGGGCTGCAAGTTCGTCTCCAAGGTGTTATGCACCGCGACCGTGATTGACGCTGACGGGCACGATTACATCGCTTTGACTGCAGGCCATTGCATCCTTCCCGAAATCCGCGAGGCGAACGCCTATTACATCTCGGACATCGTCGAAGATGAGCCCGTGCTTCGCCACGCGAAGATTTTGAAGGCAGAGAATGACGACCGTTACGATTATGCGCTCATCGAGTTCACCAGTAACAAAGACTATCCTGTCGTCTCGTTGAACGGAGAAGAAGACACAGTGCCTGCAATTGGAACCGAATTGCTGAACGTCAACTTCTCTTACGGATTAGGTAAGCAGGTTGTCCACGGCGTGGTTACCTCTGGTCTTGTTAATGTAGAAGATTTGAAGAAGCGCTATTTGACCACATTGCAAACTGGACCTGGCGCAAGCGGCTCAGCTATCGTGGACGCTAAGACCGGGAAGATCGTAGGCGTGCTTGAACTCGGGTTCCCCCGCTCAGCGATGGGCGCAGGCGCAATCCCGACAGGCAAGAACTTGGCGAATTTTATAGAAGACGAGTCCGCAGGTTTAGCGGAGAAGCCAGCGGTTGGTGAGCCTCCGCAGCCACCAGTGCAGAGTGCTCCAACGATCTGGGAAGAAGTCGAGGATATCTTCTTTCGTTTGTTAGACAAGCTGAAGTTTTGGAGCTAAAATGAGTTCGACACCTAACATCTTGAACGCTGCGAAAAAGACACTGAAGAACGCCGACAATTTCGGACAGCGAGAAACAGGCAATAAGAAAGCTGGTGACCCGCCGAGTTACACTCAAGCGCACGACCAGCGCAAGGCCGAGGGTTCAGCCCCGGCACACGCAGCGGCCCCAGCCCCGAAGGAATTTATGGGGATTAATTCTGGAGAATCTTCCGAGCTTAATGAGGCTCTCGCAACACGAGAGGCAGCGAAGGGAGAGCACCAGCCACAATAGAATTCAGGAGTCCCAATGTCCGAGGAACTAGAGTTAGAACAGCCCAAAGTTAAGCCAGGAACTTTACGCATGAGAGCAAAGCGCGCCCGCGACAAGGCGGCGGCACTCTCGGTGGAGGAGAAGGCGGCGAAGTGCGAGGCTGTTGAAAAGTTCCTTGCGGAGATCAAGCACCTCGACGACGAGGGCAAGAGATACAAGAGCGAGGCCCGCAGTTACACAAAGTTGGCACGCCTGTACTACGGACAGTCCGAGACAGGAGATGCCGATGAAGATGTTGAGACCAGCGAGAGCAAGAGTAAGAAGGTTAAGAAGGACAAACGTCCCAATCCTTCCGAAACTCGCATACGCATCCAAGACTCTAATATCGACCCCACTCACCGTGGAAAGCGCCGTCGCCGCTCTGCCGAGGATATTAGTTACGAAGTTGACTCGATAGTTGACTTCTGGCGTTGGTTGGAACTCAGAGACCGCGCGCGTAAGGATTTGTTTTGGTTGGGCCGCTTGCTAGGCAAGGGGCTATACCGCTCAGTTCACCAAGTTACCTGCGACCAGTTCGTGCCGAAGAACTTCGGCGGCAATTGGTTGAACGCGGACGGCACAGCGGACACTACCCGTCCCGCCGTTGAGCCGATGTACTTCGATGATTACACGCTGGATGACTTCCACGACATGATGGAAGAGCATCACCAGTGGCGTGAGCGCGAGGCGATGTTGCTGGACAGCCGTGGATTTTATAAGTCAACGGTTGACGGCATTGATTCGGTGCAGTGGCTGTTGAACTGCCCTGACATTCGCATCCTCATTATCACTGGTGAGTACAAGCTATCTCTGGCGTTCGCATCCGAAATTAAGGGCTACTTTCACCTCTCAGAGGGAGAAGAGTCGTCTGCGTTCCACCTACTGTTCCCCGAGTACATCATCAAGGAGAACACCAAGGAGCCGCTGTTCTGCCCGGCCCGCATCCTCGACCAGAAAGAAGGGTCGCTGTGGGTCAACTCCATCGTTGCTAACCTATCAGGTTGGCACTGTGATTTGAAGAAGGGCGACGATATCGTCACGGATGAGAACTCGAACTCCGAGGAAGCCCGCGAAAAGATTAAGATCAAGTACGACGGCACCGACGACTTGTTGGACCCGCACGGGTTCATGGAGCACATCGGTACGCGCTACTTTACGGACGACTGGTACGGCACGCGCCTTGCTCCACACCCGGAGACAGGCGAGGTCGCTCCACTCAAGTACCATTGCCGTGGATGCTGGACGGTGAAGCCAGAATATTTGGATGTTCCCATCATGCAACTCACGGAAGATATGGTCACACTCAACTTCCCACAGCGTTGGGGATTTGCGAAACTCCGTAGCCTTCTATTGAAGAAGGGCGAGCGATACTTCAAGAACCAGCAGTTGAATGAGCCAACGGACACCGCAGAAGACAGCGGTTTCAAGGTCAGCTTCACGGAAGCCGATCTACGCGCTCACATGTACCAGATGGAAGCCGCGCCTAAATCTGGAGACGTGTTTATCGTCTGGGACTGGGCGCTATCAGATAAGAAGACATCCGACTACTCAGCGGGCGTAGCAGCCCGACTGTACAAGAACGCCGCGAACGAGTGGTCGTTCGTCGTCCTTGAAATTATATACGACAAGTGGAAGTACTCGGAACTCGCCTTCCAAATCATATCGTTTGCCAAGAAGTGGGGACCGAAGGTCACAATGATCGAGGCCTCCAACGGCACCGATATGTTGAGAGACGAACTCCAACGAGTAGGCCAGAGATTTGGCTACCAGCCGTACATCTTCTGGAAGCAACCATCCCGCGCGGAGAACGCGAAGCGCAATCGAATCAAGAGCACGGAAATTCTCCTAAACGAGCACCGCATCCACTTCGTGATGGGCTCTTGGATTGACGAGACGTTCAAACAGTTTACCCAGTACACGGGTGAGAAGAAGAACAAAGGGCGCAAGGATGATATCCCTGACGCCGTTTCCTACCTCACGTACTGCCTGCCCGCCAGCGCACGCCCCGTGGTCGAGAATGTTGACCCAGAGGAAGAGAAGAGGCTAGCGGAAGAGCAAAGTAAGCAGCAGCGTAAGATGATGAATTATGACCGATACTTCGGTCAATATCTACCAACGAAAACGGAGGCAGGACCTACAATAGTAGAGGTCACGCCACCGAAGCCGCAGGACCCGAGGATGATTATCTTCGGGAACAAAGGCCCTTGGAGATTGTAATTTGACTGCCCCGCGCCGGGGCACGCGAAGGGGCTCTTAATCGGGCAACACGCAAGTCAAGGACAAAACATGAGTGACATTGACGTAAAGATAGCTAAATTAGAAACTGAAAAGGCCAACGAGATTACGATGGAGAACACCTACATCGACTCGGATACAGGGACCGTTCAGTTCAACGATACGGCTGCGATTAAACTCGTTCTCGATAACACCGAGATGGCCGACAACTTCATTAACATCAACCAGTGGGCATCTGGTTGGACGATGAGCGACTTGCTGTACCAATCGCCGATGTCCGTCAACAGCGAAAATGGTGGGACAGACGTGGCGAACTCGGCAGTGCCGAAGTTCATGGTTTCGAACCACATCTCGTCCATCGTGCCGAAGATCATGGGCGGCATCTTCTATGAAGACCCTTGCTTCCTACTTCGCCCGAGTCCTGGCACCGGACCAGCCGTAATTCGCGCGAAGACCGCGCTGTTCGAGTTCCAACTGAAGGCGATGCGCTTTGAAGAGGAAGTCGAGCGCGGGCTGGAACAGATGGCACTGTCGGGCACCGCAATTTGGAAGTGGGGCTACTCAGAGTACGAGAAGACCGAGAAGAAGTACAAGCGCTATCAGAAGAAAGTCAGTGTGCCAGATGGCGAGGGCTTCCTGTCTCTGGATACGCCAGAGTCGGACGACTTCGAGATCGAGTTCTACAAGAAGCAGGTCTCTCACCCGTGGCTCAAGTTCTGCGACATCCGCACGGTCCTTGTGGACCCAGGATGCCGTGTGGGCGACATCCGCACAGCCAAGTGGGTTGTCTACCGCGACTACGCGACCTATCAGGACCTTGACCGCCTACGCGGCTTAGAGGGCTACCAGATTCCTGACGAGACTACTCTTCGCCAGATGTTCATGAGATCGAGCACCCCTGGCCCAGACAACATCACTATGACCATCCCAGAAGGGATGATGGGCTACTTGCAGCACTCGAAGCCTAGAAGCTACAAGACCTCAGCCGACCCGAACCGCGCACCTATGGAAGTCCTAGAGTATTGGGACAACGAAAAGGTAATCGTGGTTTTGATCTACAACGGCCACAACATTCTAATTCGCAATGAGGCGAACCCGTTCGGAAAGATTCCGTTCTACTCGGCTAATTGGCGCAACATCCCAGACAGCTTTTACGGACAGGGCCTAGGATTGCTAATCGGTAGCGAACAGATCGTGGAGCAAGGTGTAACGAACCTCGCGCTCGACTTGCTAGCATACTGCTTGCAGCCTGTAGCTCTCCGTAAGAAGGGATTCAACGCCCCAACCCAGAACACACGCTGGGAGCAGGGAGGCATCATCGACGTTGAAGAAGACGTCGAGAAGGCCTTCAAGTTCCTGCAGATGCCACCAGTTCCACCGCAAGCATTCGAGTTCATCCAGCAGTCACAGGCAGCGGGCGCGGCCACATCGGGCGCGAACGAGCAGGTGGTACAGGGCGCGGGACACGCGGGCATCAGCACAACAGGCATGAGATCGGGCACGGGAGCCGCCGCCGTAATTCAAGCGAACGCCAGCCGTTTGGACGGGCCGACAGGCCGCTTCGTCAGACAGGTCTTCGAGCCGTGGCTGTTCCAGATGGACGACTTGGACAACGACCTACTTCCAACCAGCGTCATCAAGGACATACTGGGTGAGAAGATTGGTCCAGACTTCAAGGTCGATCACATCGAGTTCCGCAACGCGCGCGTCGAGTATGAAGTGCTCGCAGGCGCAAACCTTGGTGCTAAGAAGGAAATGGCCCAAGCGCTCCCAATCATGATTCAGTTGTTGAACAACCCGACGTTCGTGGCGAACGCTAATGACGGAGGGTATCAGTTCGACGCAGTCGCTATCTTCCAAGCATTCGTGGACGCGGCAGGGTGGAAGTTCTCCCAGGCCTTCTTACGCGAAATGACAGACGAAGAAAAGCAGAAGCATCAAGCCAACAGCCCAGCGGCAATGCAGCAAGCGCAGGCGGCATCGGCAGCGAAGATGCAAGCAGCCAAGTTCCAGCAGGAACAGACACTCGAAAACCAGAAGCAACTCGGAAAGGCTGGCAACGAAGCCGTCCGCGCTTCTATCGAAAAATCAACGGAGCCAGCAGAGTTGGGTGGACCAGACCAGACTCAAGGCTTCGGCTCGACAACGGCTTTATAATCCGAGCGGGGGACGAAAGTCCCCTGTTCGACTAGGATGGACACAATGTCAGAGGAAAGAAGACTGTTAGGCGAAGGCCTACCGTACGAAGAGCGCATCGCGCTCGCACAACTCGTGAATCAGCCAGGATGGAAAGTTCTCGTGCGCTTGATGGCAGAAGCCTGCCGCAAGGCGACTGAGGAAGTCATTCGATTGAATCCGAGCGTGGAACGCTATCCCGAGCAGTTAGCGGGATTGCAGACGACGGCCCGTGCTATGAACAAGTTTTCTGCTGAGGTCCTTGACTCCGTGAAGCTACACCAGCGCACGGCGGTGCAAGAGGCGCAGCAGCGCGAAACCGCGCAAGTTGTAGTACCAGAACCTAAGCGTTTTCGCTTACCAATCGTCCCAACGGACAAGCAGTAGAATCGAATTTTTAAGGAACTCAAATGAGCATTACACGAGACGAAGTTCTCAAGATGGACTTGAAGTCCATTCTTGCAGCCGTAAAAGACCCCAAGACCTCCGCAGACATGCAGACGTTGATGGGCACCCGTGGCAGCGGAGTTGCTACCTATATCGCAGGTTTGATGCAGGAAGCCCAGCAGCGCGAGGAAGAAGTAGACGCACAACTTACCCGCACTGTTCCTCCCTCAACGGAAGAGTTGGCGGCTCAAGCACAGGCAATGGTTGCAGAGCAGCCAGCAGTCGCGGTAGCGGAGCCCGTTGTAGAAGCGCCCGCGCCAGAGCGTAAGAAGATCGTTCGCGAGTACCAAGTGCGCGATGAAGACGGGACGCCGATTGGTCGTCCAACACATTTAGAAGCGTGGTCACCAGAAGAGATGCTCGACAAGATGCAGACCGCGCATGAGAACGCCACTCGCGCGTTCCACCGCTTGAAGAAGCAGAAGCTGACCTTCAAGAATAACGAGCCTCAGCCTCTGTTGACGCCAGAAGAGATCGCGTCGGCGGCTGAACAGGCCCTTCAAGAGAAGGACCCGAAAAAGGCTCAAGACACAATGCGCGAGATCATCAAGAAAGAGTTCAGCGCCGCTGAGCAAAAGTTGCAAGAGCAGAGATTGTATTTGCAGGGACAGGCGATTGGCAACACGTTCAAGTCCAATCACTTGTATGATTTCAATTCGTGCGAAGCCAACTTCAAGGCAATTGTAGATTACTTGTCCTCGCAGAGCATGGATTTCACCCTTGATAACGTAGAGGCGGCATTTGCTATCCTCAACGAGCAAGGCAAGTTTGTACCAGTGGAAAAGCACTGGTCAGAGAGAAAGGCAGTCGAGGTTGTTAATCCGACCCCGGTTGCCGCTGTGGCAGCACCCGTAGCGCAGGCAATCCCTGCAGCGGAACCAGCAGCCGCAGTAACCGCATCAGTAGTACCACAGACCACAGCGCCTAGTCAGCCTGTGGCAGAGACAACAGTAACTACGCCTGTCGCGCCTAATCAGCAACCAGCGACCCGTAGACTGGGAGTGAATGGAAGCATTGCACCAGGCACGTTGAGCGCACAACGTCCGGGGACACCAGAGCCAGCACTCGCGAGAAAGGAATTTCTCAAGACCGTTCGAGACATGAAGCCAGAAGTAATGAAGGCTAAGCTGAAGAACGACCCTCAGTTCGTGAAGCAGCTTGAGTCTTATGGCATCAAGGTTCGATAACGTCACCCCGCGCTAGCGCGGAGATCATGACTAGAGTAGTGATATGAGCGGACCAAACCCCTCAGCATCAAACGTAGCAAACGTACTAACGGCGCAAGCCATCATCAAAAAGGTGACACTCTAAAACAACTTGACTGAAAGAGTCAAATGTGCTAGAATAGACAATCTCTTCTTATTGACTTGAAACCTGAAACGGCAACAAGGCGGAAGCCGAAAGGCACCGTGAGAGACTAAGCGAAGAGACGCCGAAAGGCGATGCGATAGTCCGTTCTTCCGAGAAAACAATCGGAAGAAGCAAGCAGAAATGACTTGCTCTCTGGAATACACCAGAGTAACAAAACAGCTTCGACAAGGAACTTATCCCTATCGCGTAAGCGAGCAAGTTCCGAAGGAATGACATGAAGGTACGAAACATCGTTGGACAGACTTTTGGGAGACTGACCGCCCAGAGTGCCGCAGGCAGTAACAGCAGGGGGCGAGCACTGTGGTTGTGTCGTTGTTCTTGTGGCAAAGAGAAAATAGTTCTCGGAGATCACTTAACACGAAAGGATGCCAAAGGCGTAAGGTCTTGCGGATGTTTACAGCAAGAGAATCGTACAAAGCATGGAGCATTTTCTTCAAATTCAGATATAAAATACCACGTTCGTTATTCTCTTCTGGCAGGCTTGAAGGATAGAAGCCGCAGAAGGGGCTACGAATCAGACTTAGAAATCTCCGATATACCCGAGATTCCTGAGTCTTGTCCCGTTCTTGGGACTCGTTTGAGTTTGCATCGAAACAACCACGGCAAAGGAAAAGGCAGAGGCAGAAATAGACAAGACGCCTCTCCATCAATAGACAGATTTAATTCAAATCTTCCGTACCTTAAAAAGTATAAAGATAATCTGTGTATTATTTCGTGGCGAGCAAACAAGTTAAAGTCAGACGCGTCTCTTGTCGAGATGAAGAAAGTGGTGGAGTATCTTGAAAATTGGGGCACTCAGCAGAGTGAAAAATCTTCTCTAATTGACTCGAAACCCAACCAAATCGGGGGCAACGAGGCGGAAGCGAATAGCGCCGTGAGAGACTAATCGAGAAGACGCCGAGAGGCGATGTAATAGTCCGGTCTAACAAATGAAAATTGTTAGAGGCTGGCGGAAACGACCAGCCCCGTGATAGGCGTCACGGTAACATATACGAACCTAAAGGGTAATACAAACGCCTTCGTTGGAGCAGCAGAACGTCGCGTCCAGGGTCTTCACATGGGCGTAAACCGTACCTTCTTCCAGTACAACACACTTTCGGGTGACGTTGTGCAGAACTCGGACGGCACTGTTGGTAACCCAGAGCAGATTACCCAGTTGTCATCTCCCGCACAAATCGGTGAGTGGAACAACTACAGCAACTTCTCATCGTTTGCTATCGCAGCAGCGATTGACGAACTTGTTGGCAACAGCGCAGTTGAACTTGGCTACCAAGCTGGCCAGTCAATCAGCGAGTTGTACAGCGCAGTTGCAGACAGCGCATCTGGCGTAGACAGCAATGTCAACCAGAGCAGCCTGCTTGCATCCCCGTACACCCTCGACCTAGGCACCATCCGTGAATTGAAGCAGCAGCTTGTTTCAAAGAACGTATTGCCTTGCAAGCGCGGGATGTTCCTAGGCGCAATCTCCCCGAACGTGTTGGGCGACATCTACAACGCAACGACAGTGAACAACTCAATCGTTGACTTGTGGAAGTACGAGAACATGGAGAAGTTTGATGCAATGGCAGGCAGCGACCAGAACAAGGTCATTGTTCTTCCTGGCACCAACATCGGCTTCATGCAGACTCCGTTCGTCACCACCACCGCTAACTACGCAACGACTGGCAAGATCGGTTACCGCACATACGTGTTCGGCAACTATGCCATGATCGGCGTGTGGCTACAGGTTCCTGGGGACACCGACCTCGACGAAGGCGACTGGAAGACCATCGACTGCCGCGTTGTAACAGACGCGCCAGCATCGTCGTTTGACCCAGTTTCGACAATCGGGGGATGGTGCAGCTACAAATTCCATCAAACCGTAACGCTGCCTCCTGTTTATGGAACGGCTGGCTCACAGCGTATTCGCTACATAGACTCAGTTCCCGCAATTCAATAGGATTGCAAAACAATTTTCCTTACGGACCTCGAATCCGTGAGCATACTAATCAGGGGCGCGCCACGAACGCGCCTCAGATTATCTTTCGTGGAGATTAAAATGGAGCTACCAAGTTTTGAGGGGCTGAAAGTAAACTCGCTTGAGTATAAGCGAGTAGCGAATCGTCGTTTTTATTTGAGAAACAAAGAAGCAGAGAAGGTTCGTAGCAAAGCGTGGCGTAAAGCAAACCCAGAAAAATACGCTGCCTATGTTGAAAAGAATCGAACAAGAATTCAGGCAAATAGCCGTCGCCACGAATACAAAATCACAGAAGAACAATTCCAACAAAAGATGGTTGAGCAGGATAACAAGTGTGCCATTTGTGGTAAGCCGCTAGTTCGCCCTGTTGTTGACCATAACCACTCTTGCTGCTCGCAGCGCAAGACTTGTGGCAACTGTAACAGAGGCATTCTTTGTCAAGGTTGTAATACAATCATCGGTTTGGCACAAGATTCGGTCGAGGTTTTAAGTAGTGCAATCCAATACTTAAAGGGGTACCAAAAATGAGCATCATCATTCCAGGCCAAGGCCAAGAATCCTCAGGCAACGTTCAACTCCCAGGCCAGCCGTACATCAAGGGACAAGACGTAGAAGACCCGTTTAAGGGTCGCCACGACGTGGACGCAACGCACGACGCTATCCAGCAGATGCTGGCGGGCGGCACACCCAATTGGGTGAAGTGGCCGAACGAGTACAAGTCGTACGTGAAAGAGTCCTTCGCCGCCGAGAAAGAAATCTCGGACAAGATGGCGAAGGCATACAAGTGGGACGACCAAGATCAGTTGACTAATGTGGCAGCACGCAAGGTCAACCCGTTGTCCACAATTCAGTTTATGGATAAGTTGAAGGCGAACGGAATTAAGGCTGTTGTCATGGACAACGGCATGAAGGGCACGCTGGGCCTTTGGGCGCAGCCCCCGAACCGCACGAACAAACTCCGTTACGTCTGCTTCATCCAGGTTCCCGCGATGTACGAATGGTCCGTCCTCCGTTTGGACAACCACGGCATCCCGAGCGGTGAAGCCTTTCGAGGATGGCGCACAGTCGCTATTCAGTTAGTCGAGAAGGACATCATCACCGAGCAGCAGTGCCATAGAATCTTCGGTGTACCATCACCGAACGTAATCTCCGCGAGGTACTACCGCAGTCTTTGGGAAAAGCGTAACGGGAAACCGTACGAGGACCTAGAAGACAAGCAGGAGTCTCTCGGATAATCTGCCTGACCCCAGGCCAGTATAGGGCGGTTGAAGACGTTTTGCCAACCTCGAAGGTGTACAATGAGTAACGAACAGAAGAAGCCTGCGACAGACGTTGATGTAAACTCTGTTCTCGCAGAAGCAGCAAAGACGGGAAACCTATCGGAAGCCAAGTTCATGGCCCTATTGGGAATCATGATGGCGAAAGAAGCTCGCTTAGCTGAAAAGGAAAAGGCATTGGAGCAGGCTCTGGAAGCGCGCGATCTTGCACGCCGCAGAGACTCCGAGGCTTACACAGTCGCCAAGATTGACGCGCAGAAAAACTGCCGTCACTTGAAGGGCGGCAAGGGACGCAAGCGCAACCAGCAGCGCGACCCAGCAGTTTACAACCACACGTTCACAGACGGCACCAGTATTATCAAGTGCAACCTGTGCGGCGCTAAGTGGATGCCGAAGGATACGACAGAGTTCATCTTCCGTAACGGCAGCGCAATCCCGAACTGGACAGGCATCGGATGGCGTGAGGCGAT